TTCTAATTAAGTGGGTTATTACGGGAGTAAATAGAGTGTGCAGAGAAGGAAATCATAAACCTCTGTTGTTAAGCACACATAATTCTTGTTGGGGAAAGCCTCAAAACCCCATAGTTAACTTTGTGAGGCACCATTCTTGGTAGTTAACCATTGAAAAACACACGCTGACCACGACCACGTCCACGACCGCGAGAATTGCCACGACCACGCGAAGGACCTCCTCCACGAATGGAGTTGCGTGATGGTGTAACAAAAATTGGTGGAAGCGGGCGATTACGATAGCCACCGTTAGGTGGAGCATAGCGACGTAAAGGTGGTAGAGAACGTGAACGACGAGCGTTACGCGGTTGTTGTTGTTTTTGAACACGATTGGAACGACCAGCATTACGATTCGTGTTGCGCACTGTAAGTGCATCAAGTTTCTTTTCAAGTGAGTCAAGTTTTCGTGTGTGGTCCTTGTTCTCACGTATGATCTTAGCTTCTGCAACGTTTTCTTCCTTTGGACCAGCAACCTGGTCAGTAAAACCACGAAGAAACATTTTGCCCGCACCTTTAAGTAAAGTACCGATAAAGTTATAGCGAGCAGGCATGCCATCTTTTAAATCATAAAACTTATCCATAAGCTCTTGCATAAGAACGACGCTAGGTTTAGGACCAAGCTTGATAAGACCGGACCATGGTGAAGCAGGTGAAGGTTGGACTTCAAAACCGGTGTAGTACTTACGAATAACAAGCTGTGGCATAGTCGAAGCAGATTGGTTGGTGTTATAAGCTAAGCCAGCATAATGAACCCAGCTCCAAGTCATGTCCTTAGACCAAAGAACATCGGCAGCAGTATAATTACCGATGTTACCAACAGTAGTACCTAAAGGCACATTGGTGCTCAACGGAATATAATGATTACCACCAGCATTGTCAAAGAAAAAGACATAGCATTCATACATAAAACCTGGAATGGTGGTAATATCACTATCAATCGTGTTACCAGAAGTAAGCCACTGAGGTGAAATGGTGTTTAAGCGCTGAACGGCAAAAGTACCATCCATGGCTTTACCGCCATAAGAACGTAGTGACGATTGTAACGTTTGACTGAGTGATGGAACAGAAAAACTAGCAGCTGGATTACCAACATTACCCATATTGAGTAATTGAATAGTCGTATTAGGATCGATGTTGAAACCAGCATCAGGATTAGCATTGGCACCAATAGCTTCAAAAATTTCAGTACGAATGTACTTAGGAAACTTGAAGTAAGGATGAGTCTTATCGACACGAACGTATCGATTACGCTTGTGCGTAGACTTAATAAACCCAATAAAATGACGTGGGTTTTCAGCAGCAAATTGGTCGAGAGTACCGGCAAATAGAATTGATGGTACAAATTGATAAGTAGTAACAAAGCCGGTATTGTTGAACATCGTGGCGTTAAGATAAGTCGTTAACGAACGATAAATAGGACGAAAGACTTGAGCATCTTGGTGAAAATTTTGCGTGTTGTAAAGGTCCTGCACATCATTGTTGTTGTAATCTTGGTTCCAAGTTTGACCATCATTCGTATAAAACGAAAAGCACAAATTAACGAGTGCATTTGGAACCAAAAAAGCAATTTCAGCAGGCGGTGGAGTAATATTGGCAACGATGCCAGCAACGATGCCATAAACTTGATTTTGCATTTTAACGTTACGCCATTCAAGAAGCACTTGTGAGCGTGCATCATTAGTTGGAATACCAAGAAAACCTGGTACAGCAGAAGGTGGATGTAAACACTTCTGAATGAAGGCGCGTGCAGGATCAACCGTACGAGTTTGAGTCTGCACTTCATTGTCGTTTTGAAGTTGACCAAATAAATCTGGATCAACTGGATTTTGTGTAGCTTCCATATGTAAGCGTGTGAAAAATTTACTAAAATAAACACGTAGGTAGAAGAGTGTTTAAATAACCCAAAGAAATGATGATAATAGGGAAAGTTGGTAAACCTGAGAGAATGGTTTTAAAGAGTTTTCCTTCTCTAAACGTTAATTTAGGTTGAAACGACTGGCATGGTGACATTCTGCAAATCAGAATATTTAATGTCACCAGCATTGCATAAAAAGTCGAACAAAATAGAACACATAGTGAAATTAACGTTGTGCTTGCAATAAAATTGCGCAGTGGCATAACAACCAAAGTTCTTTTGATATTCATTCTTAACAACTGCGCAACGAGATGCTGTTGAAATTTTTGTTTCATCGAAATGACCTTGAGAACGATAAGTTTTACCAATAAATTTACAAGTAAAACGAACTACATCAGGAAAGAGACCAATTGGTGTAAGTATATAACCTGCAAAGTCACCAACTGGTCCAGTGTGGTTTTTAATAACATGACCGGTAGTGGACAAAAAAGCATGACCTGTAACACTAGTTATAGAGCGACGACAATTAATTGCAGAATCATCACCCTTAAATAGTGACATATATTCAGAAATAAAACGTTTAATTGCATAGGTCATCGCCATGTTACCAATAGTGTTCTCACATATAGTAAAAGGATTACCGGAGAACTGCTTTTCATCACCAATAAGAACAGTTCGAATAGATTTTGTCATAATAACCATTTTCCACTTTGAACGAAATCTCGTAAACCAAGAGGCAAGCCAAGTTGGGCAGCCTATAGCACAAACAAGTGTGCTAGTTAATTGTTGAAATACAGTACGAAATTTAGTGTCCCATTCATTAACATCAGAACAATCCCAAACATTGTCATGTGGTGCACCATTAATAATGGCAGTGTACTCATCATTAAGTTCCTCATCGCTATCAAAACAGGCAAGAATAACGTTACGATTGTACTTACGAATTAAAGAACGAACCTTATGTAAAAGTGCACGAGCATAAACAGATAAAATAACGTTAACACGTTTTGACATAGAAGCAATGCCTTGCCCGACTTTATCACTTGAGTCAAAGCCTTCTTCAATTTTGAACTTAGTTTGTTGTTTGTTCACAAAAGTGAGAAATTCTTCATTTTCATTAAATTCATCAGCAAGTTCACGAATAGCAGCAGCACCTTGTGATGAACCAATTTTCTTTTGCAAGGCGATTAAAAATTCTTTGTAATGGTATTTAAGTTCCTCATCAGTACAATAGAGTTCTTGCTGTATCTGGTTCCAATTAGTACGGCTACCAGATACACCATAGCAAAAACCTTCAATAAGTTGCGATAAAGATAAAGTGCAAGCACGGGTGCCCATGGTTGGTAGTTTTTGTGAGTACCTCTTAATAAGAGTACGAGTGGTTTCACGTTGGTCACCAGAAAATTGGTTAACTACAAGAGGCACATTTGGAAGTAATCGATAACCACGAAACGAGCGGTGTTGTTGAGAAATGTTAATTGGATCAACTCTAAGTGAGTTTGATTCAACTTGTGGTAAAGAATCTGGCTCAATAAATGCGGCGAACTGCGATTGTTCGTTGACTGGGTGTATAACTTCATTTAAAAGATGAGCACACGAGTCAGCTGAGACGGGTGTTTTAACTAAATCATCAGTATGTTGCACAACAATATGGTGTTTAGGTTCTTCGATTATATTAGGATAAAAATCTTGAGCAAGCTTAACTTGCGATATTTCCTCATACGTGCGAATTGGGATACCATTGATATGGAAATATTGTTTAACAACATCAGTTGCACCATATAAGACGAGTTGATTGGTAGCACGTGAAACAGCTGTATAAATCCACTCACCACGATTAGTAAGATATGAAGCAATGGCACGTGAATCAATATAAAAAATAACAGTATTTTCACGACTACCCTGATAAGTAGTAATAGTATTAGCATTAAAACCGCCAGATCTAAGTTCTTTAGCGGTAGAGTCATTAAAACATATAATGGGAGCATTCAGGTCTTTAAGTTTATTTAATTCACCATTATATTGAACAAAACCATTTTTAACAGAACTACGTGTAATGTAACGAGTACCAAATTTATTATTAATAGCAGAACATATATCAACAGGTACTTTGTACAATGTAAACAAATTATTTGTAATGCCAAACTTAGTAATTGGTGTATAATTGACATTGCCATAACGCACGAATGGTGATTGTTTAACGTCACCAACACAAACGAGTGTAGCACCTTGATTAATAAAATGTGCAAGACAAATATATTCAAGTTCGACTTGTGAAACTTCATCAAAAACAATGGTGTCAAACTGACCCATCTTTTCAATCGCTTCATGTTTAGTGTAAGAAATAGCACCTTTATTAATATGCGATTGTTTAAGTCGACGAGTTTGTGATATAAAAAGTGCGTTTGGATATCGCTCAATGGCGAGTTGAGTTTTGGCAGCACTAGGCCCACCAGTTATACAATGAACTGTAAAAACGTATTTTTTCTTTTCACTAATAGATGTATTAAAAGCACGTAAACCACGGTAAGCTTCATCTTTACCAGCTTGATAAGCTTTGTCTTTGTAGAGTTCTCGAACGAATTGTGGCACCTTTAAATCTTCAATTGGTATTAAGTGCATTGTTTCATCACGAAAATACAAAGCACGTAGCTCTTCAAATGACGAAAATTGTTGGTTAGGTTCATAACGGCCAAGCATGTAATATATTTCTGAATTGTTGTCATCATTGGTATTACGCCAAGTGTCAACAGTATTGAAGTGTGTAGCAAATTCCCACACTTTTTCTGGATTAGCAAAAGTTTTAATGACGCAAGAGGCACCAGGTGTAATAATTTTCATAATAACGTCAACCATTGAATTAATAACACGTTCAGAGTCAAATCGTGTAGCGGCATCACAAATGATTAAATCAAAATCATTCTGTTTAAATCGATTAATAAGTTCTTCATATTGCTTGTACTGAAAAATTGAATTACGTAATTCTTTCTTTAAGTCGTTTTTAATAGTGAGCCCTGGTGTGTAGTGGCACATAGTAATCTTGGATTTGTGTGTCACAGACAAAGTATCGTGAATGACCTCACAAAGATAACCTGGGGCAGCGGATAATTCAATTATATTTCGAAAAATCTTGAGCGTATTGTCACAAAGTTCAAATTCAATCAGTAGACATTGACGCATTTGAGTTTGGATAATTTCCCCGACTAGTTGAGTTAAATAATCAGTACGGGTAAAATGTGAATAGATAACATCTTCTTTAGTGTCAGATTGAATAGTCATAACACGAGTAACATGAATACGGTGAGTGATACCATCAGAGTCGCACAAGCGGTAAATACCATGCAGTACAACTTCAATATCAGGCTCAAGACAGAGTTGCCTTTCATCGTCCCAAGTAATTGGTCGATAGTAGTCAATAATTTGTGGAGCACCAAGTTTTTCACGAATAGCACGAAGTAGTGCAGGGTATTTATCACGAGCACCAGCCTCGTCAGTAGAAGTGTAATGACCTTTATTAAAATAAATAGTAATAGGTCGAGTTGCTTTATCTTTACGATGTGGTTCGAGTGTAACATTACCACCTTTCTTAATAACTTTAATACAAATGTTGTTCATTTCACATAAAATTTGTGGAATAACGGTAGTAACTGGATTATTCTCCCAAGCACCGTAACAAATGTAATTCTCAACATCAAGTAGTGTAAAAGGACACTGTTTGTCAGTGTTGACCATGTTAACAAGTGTGTCACGCATAGCATGTAACATATCACGTTGTTTTGGTTTTAAATGTGAAGGAAAAGTGTCCCAAACAGCTTGAAGGAGACAATGACCAGTAAGAAAACCAGCAGGGACTTGGCCCTGCGCTGGATTCGTTTTCGGCAATAAATTCTGGACAGGCACACCATCTCTAGCAACAAGTACAGGACTAATTAAAACAGATCTAGATCTACGATTGTCAAAGTGTTCATTAACGTGCTGAGTACGACGCTCATCATCCAGATGAGCATACGACCACTTGCAGACTGGACAAATAGCAAGCTCATCAGCAACAGATACAACTCGAGAATTCTGAATAGGCTCGTCTTGATACTCTTCCCAAGAAGCCCTAGCTTCATTGACAAGTTCGCGAAGTTTGTCCTTATCACGAACAGCAAGTTGCACGTCAGAGAAGGGGCGTTCATTGATAATAGTTTCATAAAGACGATTACCATTCTCATACTTTTGCAGTATCTCGTTGAGACGTTCATAAACACGACGCTCTTCAATAGCACTCTCTAAGTACTTACGAAGCTCGTTTGGGTGTCGAACGATAGTGCGCAAACGACCAGCTTGTCTTAAAGTGGTGTGGTTGTACAAATAAGCACGTTCATCATTATCAGTGTAATACTTTTCAATAAAGCTTCTCAAAGCTTGTTCAGATTCAAAATCGTCGTTGCTACGAGTTGATGTAGTAGGAAGTTCAGCAAGTTCAAATTCATCAGTTTGCTGTTCAACGTTAAATTTGAGAGTGACCCCACTTTCAGAAATAGAATCCATATTCAAATCAATAGTAGAATGTGTTGGTGGAACATCAACAATAGACTTCTTTTTAATAGGTATCTCTGATTTATTTGGTTGAACGACAACGTCCAATTGGACTTCTTCACGATCGTTTATAAATTTATCAGCCGATAAAGGTAATTTACAATCTCGAGTCAAAAAGGGCATACCATCAGCTGCATATTTAACGTGAACATCAAGTTTCAGAATTATATCACGCAATACAACTATCTTGTATTGCCATAGATAATCAGATTTATAATCATTAGCACGTTTAATAAAATTTTCGTGCGTTCTATTGTCTGAAAACAAATGCAGGTGATTTAAAATAGAGACAAAAAGTTGTCGGAATTCAATAGAAATACCTTCGGCACCAAACCAATTTTGTAAATGTTTGAAAGTCTCACTGATAGACTTAGTACGATCAGTGCGTTGTATGGCGCCGAGAAGAAATATAGATAAAGTAATATCGTGGTAGTCACCAGGTGAAACATTCCAACGATCATGATAAGTAACTGGTCCAATCTTAATAGATCGCAAAAGCCCAGAAGCAACAGTAGCTAATTCAGTATATTTATACGCCTCATCAGCTTGACGCACTGTATAAGACATCAACTGGTCAACAACGTGTACAGGCACAAGATAGTGTTTAAGTGTACATTGTGGAGCAGCAAAATTGCGAAATATACTTTCACGCATACTAGGAACCAAGTAAAATTGACTCGATAAATTGCCAATAGGCACACATAAATCAACAAAGCCACCATAATTACCAGTACGAGTCAATGTAATCATATGCATTGGACCAAAGGTATGATTTGTTTCACGGATTATGCGAAATGTGTCAGAAGTAATTGAAGTAAAATTGGCCCAAAAACGCCAATTGTTGAGACTATGTCGATAAGGAATACATGAGTCGTTAAGCGTAAAGAAAACATCGTCACCTAATATATGACAACGGTGTGATAATTCATCAGCATTTTTTAAATGTGTTGAGTACAAAAAGAGTGGAATATACATATATACGACCATCTTAATCAACCCATGTTTGTCAAAAATTTCAATAAGTTGTTGTGGTGTAATGTCGTACATTGAGTGCACAGAATAGCAAATTTGTGCAGGAAATTCACAATTTTCAGCACCATCAACACAAGCTGGTGTGGCGGTGCGGGAATTCAAACCCTTAACACAGAGTGCTGAAAGTTGTTCTCGACTCAATGTGTTAGTAACAGTACGACATGCTTCACGAGCAGAATCAATTTTGAGACAATTATGGTTAGCACCAATTTTGGTATTAGCATTGTCTCCAATAGTCATAACGGAGAGACCGCGATTAATCATCAAACGAGCATCACGGTCGCTTTCGGAATTAGCATATTCATTGAGAATAGCAAGCACAGGATGTGCACTAGATCTTAATTGCACATTGTTATCATCATTTTGAAATACGTACCGATCTTTAAAGTACGATTGTAATATTTCAGCATCACGATCTGAAATATGATAGTTGTGTCGGAAAGCAGCTGCCAACCGATTACGTTCTAAATGAACGAGAACCTCACCACGGAGAACCTCAAGTTCATCCTTGGTGAGGGTAGGAGCATTTTCATATGTAATTGGGCGCA